GTGGTTGCGTCGACGTAGTCATCGTGAGCGGCATCAGGGAAGGCGCATATCTGGGACAGGAAGCCCTCGGCCCAGTCCTTGACGTATCCCTTATGCACTGACGACTCAGGGAGCCAGACGCGCCCAGTCGAGAAGATGCTGGCGGTAATCTGAAGGCGGGTCATCTTGTCCGCGTTCCCCGGGTTCCACGCACGGACAGGCAAGTGCATCGCTTGCAGTTCCTGCACCAGAGACAGACCTGACGCCTTGGCCTCCACGAGTATCAGGTCAGGGCGCTTGGCGTCCTTGCCTTCGCCGTATGAGTTGCGCCACTCCTCTAGCACCTTGGGCTTGAGTTGAGGGAACGTCAGGTGTTCAGCCCAACAGTCGATGAGCAGGACGGACATTGGGCCATCGAGAGGCTTGAACACGCCCCATGTGGTGGACGCTGTCGGGTCGTTGTAGGTCTTGTCCGTGTACGCGCAGTCCAGCGACATGACGATGTACTCGAACTTAGGCAGAGGCTTGTCGTGCGGGTACATCTTGAACATATCGCGCCCGACCACCTTGCCATCTTCGAGGTCGACCACTAGGCCCATCACCTCCTGCTCGTACAGCTTCGACCCACGATAGGTCTCCAACTGCTTTTGGAACGCCTTGTCGAGGTTCTTGGCGTTGTCGTAGGTGCTTGCGCGGGAGACCACCACGTCGTCACCCTCACGCCCTACAAGGTCAAGAATCAAGTCCTTTGGGCGCGGTGTCGTAGTCACGATGACACGAGGGTGGCTGTGGGGCTTGTCGTCTGGCTTAATCCTCAAGCCTAACATCATGTTGTCCCACGCCTCGTTAGGGCCAAGGTATTGATATGCCGCCAACTCGTCACACCAACAGAACGATGAGTTAATACCACGCAGGCGGTCATACGAGTCAGCCGACACGCCTCGAATCTTGGAACCGTTGGACAGCTTGATGAGGTGGTCTTGCTTGTTGTAGTCCACCACCAGCGGCTCAGGGATGCAGGCCAATAGGCCAGACGGCCCTTCAAAGCAGGTGAACTTCAAGTCGCCCGACGTAGGGGCCAGCACAATGCTCATCGTGTTCGGGTGAGTCCATGCCCACCACCACAAGGCTTCAGCGGCACTACGGGTCTTCCCCGCGCCCCTGCCAGCAAGCATAAGGAACACGGTGTAGTCAATCTCTAGGTCGGGCGGTATCTGGTAGGGGTGTGCTTGCACCACCCACCCAGCGTGGGCAATCTGCGCGATGCGGTCATGCTCCCCTTGGGCGTTGAACTCCGCCTGTACTTCTGGGTCTTCGAGCAGTTCTGCTAACACAAGTATTACTCAAGCCAGACACGAGGTGTATAACCCCGTGTTTTTCGACACCACGAGGGCGCGAGGTGAATACTTTTTAGCCAGCACGCTTGGTCATCTCAAGGTTGCGAATGACTTCAAGAAACTTGTTGGCGTTGGTGTCCTCGGTCTTGATGGCGGCTCCACCCTCCACGCCTTCGAGCGCCACGCGGTCGCCGTACTTCTTTGGCCTCAGCTTGGCGGCTGTCCACTTGCGGGCCTCAATGCGGTTCTTCTGCCAATTGATGTAGGTCGCGTCCAGACTGGTGCGGCCCTCCTTGTCGGTGTACTCAGGGGGCATCTCGTCGGCGATGTCGAGAATCTCGTCAGCGTTGGTGTCGGCCTGTTCTTCGCGTGCGCGTGCGTATTGCTCCGCAAAGAGCGGGTGGCGTATCAACCACTCGTATACCGTACTCTGCGCAGGGAGCGCTCCTACTGTGTCTGCCTTGAGTATCTGACGTAGGCTCATCCCCTCACTTAGCATCATGCATATGAGGTCTGCTGTCTGTTGGTTGAACTTTGTCGGGCGTCCAGTTGTCTTGGGCGCTACAGGCTTCTTTGCGGGCGTGGTGCTACCTTGGGCCTGCTTGGTGGCCTTCGGCGTCTTGGCGGGCTTCTTAGCCGCCTTCTTGATGGTTTCTGGCATAACCCGTAATCCCCATGTGAATGAACGAATGACTACAGTGTATTCGATTCGCTTTCACTTCGCCAGTCTACGCTTTGGGCATAGGTATACCAATCAAGGCAAGCCACCTTGTCTCACCGACACCAGCGACACTCGGTCTGAAGGTGTTGTCGGCATCAGTCGTTAGACCAATAACCGACTCGGTTTTATTTCGCTTTCGATTCGTTACACAGCTTGGCAACGTATGCACTGGTGCTTTGCTTTGCGCAATCCTCTTCATCCAATGTGAAGTCAGGAACCCACATCATTAAAACGAGGATAGCAATAAACATTATACCAATGACCACCTTCTGAATCAAGGTTTCTTCTTTCATTCTTCGTCCTCCTCTGGATACTTCTCTGGGTCTGCTCTGTCCTCGTCAGTCTCAATGGCGGTGTGTGCCGCCTCCCAGTCCCGTTGAATCTGACGTCGGCGCTCCTCCTCCGCCAGTTGCTCTGGGGTGATGGCCTTGAACTGCTTCATCAGTTCGGCCTCAACTTCGTCAAAGATGTTGCCCATGTTGTTCATTTCATCTCCTCCACAGTCACGCGGTACTTGCGACCGTTGCGGTCTTCTACCTCGATGGTCTTCTTGGTGCTGGCAAAGCCACCCTCTGGCGTCAGGTCGTACTTGGGGCGGCTCACGCTGGCAAGCAGGCGCTCGGTGTCGTTGGCCTTCAGGTTGTTCACGATGGTGTGCGCGATGTAGTCGCAGTAGGCAACGTAGGACTTTGGCAGGTTGTCAAAGAACTGATTGACGATGGTGTTCATGGTGTCAAAGTGTGTCATGGTGTTCCCCTTAGTCGTTAAGTTGTTCAGCGATTTCGCGCTCAATGCGGTTGGTGTCTTTGTCGGTCAGCTTGCGCTCCAGCCAAGGGGCTGGGCGTCCACGGCGGTCACACACGGTGAACTCGCACTCGACGTAACCGTGGTAGTCCCAGTCACTGGCGGCGTGGTAGCTGAAGGAGCCACGCACGCTCTCGAAGTGGGTTACGCCAACGATGCAAGGGATGCCTGCAACACGGGTTTCAATTTCTGCTATGAATGACATTTTATTTCCTTTCGATTTCGATTCGCTTTTGATTCGGTATCGGGGGCTTTCGCCCCCTTGGTTTTAGAAGTGTGGGTTCTGCTCACTGATGTGGCCCTTGACCAATGACCATGTGCCGTTACGCAACCAACTACCGCTCAACTTGCGACGATAGAAGCACTCGCCTTCGGTGGTGGTAATTTTCTTGAGGGTCTTGCTGATGGTTGCCACCGTGCCGCAGGGGTAGTAGTCACCATTGAATGCGTAACTGCACTTGTCGCCAACTGAAGGCATTTCGACAACGTCAAAACGTGGTGAGCAGTGTGGGCCTGAATCAGTGGCAACGTATTTTGTGCCTGACAGGCGTGTTGCGCTGTCTGCAAGGACTTGTGCCAACATAAAGGAATCAAAGTCATTGCGGTTCGCCCATCCTGTGCCGTGAGTCTTGTCAGCCTTTGTCCACCAGACGTCGCCACCGTTGCGGCACTCTTCTGGAAACTCTGTGCTGATAGCTGTGACTTCAAGGCGTTGGTTAATGTGGAAGTAGTTCATGGTTCGCTTTCGTTAAGTTACCCAACTGATTTTGTGTTGGTGGTGTAATTCTAGCATAAACAAAGGAGGGGGCGTAAAGGACTTTCGTATAGGGACTTTCCCTACCCCCTCCTCACCCTTTTATTGCTTGGCCCAATACCCATAGACGCACCTGCGGGAGACATGGCTCGTGCCGTCCGCGTTCACCGCGTAAGTCTCTCGCTGGGGGTTCCATGTGTCGTTGACCACGCCGTCAATCACAGCGGTGTAATGCTTGCTGACCGACACCACCAAATTGCCCATTGGCAGTTCGCCATCATGCAGGTGAACCTTGCACCCAGTGCCAATGCCCATCGTGGGCGTCCACACAAAGCCAATTGAGGCCATGTAGTCCTTGAACCACTTGCGCGTCACACTGATGCCACTACGAGCGGATGCGGAGCGCTTGCCACGCTTGCCTGCTGTCTGGCTCCCCGTGCCTTTGGCAAGAGCCGCATACACCTCTGCGTATGGCAGGCCAGAGGCAATTGCAATTGCACGAGCCACGCAGTCACCTGCTGTGCCTTTAAAACCTGCGGCCTCTCGGCCTCCATCGTTATATTGATATTTCATTTCGCTTTTCTTTCGCTGTTGTAGCACTGAGAAATTCAGTGCTTGG